GAATTGTAGAAGCTCTGAGAGCTAACCTTACTGACAAGTATCTCTTAGATGAAGACCTAGATCTAGAATATGGTGACGTAAATGAATTAGTGCTCCTCCCAGGTACTAACTTAATTACAAAAGATGCAGTTGATTTTAAAAAGGTAGAAGAACTTTATAACAACGGAGCCTGGGTCAAACTTCATCCTATCACTGCTAAAGTTTGGCAAACAATGCTAGAGCACAGATTTAAGGGTAGAGTTGTCAAAAACGATGCCTCAATGTATCCAATTCTCAAACGAGCAAAGAAAGTATACTTCACGCTGTCCTCTGAAACAGGTTGTGCCGCTGTTATTCTTGGAAAGGGTATTGGTCTTATCGACAATAAAGAAGGTAAGGTTGGTAAAACCTTTGAGGCAGTATACACATCATTGGATAGATGCGGTGTTAAGGATAAACTTGTTAACAAATTTGCTGCTCTTATGTCATATCCAGAGTCAGGACTAATTAGTGTTCACCATGAGAACAAAGAGGAATGTGTTCAAAGATTCTTTGACAATATGAAGAAGCATAGACACATTACACTTTCAAAGAAGCCTGGCGAGGTAGGTGATGATGTTATTGAAAAAGAATTGAATGAACAGGGTGGGATGAAGTAGTCATGAAAACAATAGTAATTGCTCAACATCATGGTACATTTTTAACCCTCAACTCTCTCAGGGATAGAGGTATTGAAGATGTAACTATTATTATACCTGGCAGCCAAGTTGAAAAATATAACAAGATGTATAGTGAGAATGCATCTAAGGCTGATTACCAAGCATTTAAAGATTACGATAAGCTCATATTGTCTTATATTAAAACAAACAATTTAAATTATAAGGCCTATGTTGTAGATAATTTTGATGTTAGAAATTCTCTAATTTCTACGCTTAAAGTTATTATGGATTTGGGGTATAATGAAATAGTTGCTTGTATTCTAAGTGGAGCAATTGTTAATAATGATTATACAAATCATGTAAAAGATGCTCTAGGATTTAAAACATATGGGTTATGTTATTCAAGAGTATATAACAATGATAATCAATTATCAATGTATCATATGATAGGGTTGCCGCAGCATGATTCATCGTTTGATTTGAATTTTTTTGTTGTTGATGTCACTAAGGTGCAAGCCCTAGATCTTGAAAAAACAGATAGCCAGCTTCTATCAGATGCAGCCAAAAAGAAAAATATCACAGTACTTGGTAGAGAATTCAATGGTAAAGATGACCCTCTGATTGGTACTGCTATTTCAGCTCGCCAAACTATAGGTCACAATCTCAAAATCCAGTCAGGTTTCATTGTCAATTTGTGGAACAAGTCAATCAAAACAAATGACTCCCTAAGGTCAGAAGAGGTTTATGGTTATCCATTCAACTTGTATAGCAAATATACTGATAATTTAGACAGCTTTTTACCAGGGACAACATTGAATAAAATTAGGATTAATGGAAAGGAAACAGAAAAATTGACCAGTGGTCTCTATGGTTGTCTGGATATAATTGATCTATAAATACATTTACAGAGTATTTTTAGAGGGTCAAACCCATGGCAGTTCCAACGTCCAGATCTGAATTCAAAGAGTTTTGCCTTCGTAAATTAGGTAAGCCAGTTATTGAAATTAACGTGGATGATGACCAGGTTGAAGACCGTATTGACGAGTCGCTGAAGTATTATTGGGACTATCATTTTGATGGGTCTGAAAAATTGTATTATAAGCACCAAATCACGTCAACAGATATTGCCAATAAGTACATTACTCTACCAGAAAACATCATTGGTGTTGTTAAGCTATTTCCTGTTGGCCAAAGCTTAAACACAATGAATCTATTCAATATTCGTTACCAAATTGCACTAAACGATCTTTATACATTGACTACACAATCAATGGTACCATATGTCATGGCAATGCAGCATATTCAGTTTCTTGAAGAGATTCTTGTTGGCCAAAAGCCTGTGCGTTATAGCAGACATAAAGACCAATTGTTTATTGATATGGATTGGACACAAGCGGTAGAGGGTGAATTTTTTGTTGTTGAAGCATATCAAATTATTAACCCAGATACATTTACGGATGTTTGGTCAGACCGTTGGTTAGCTCTTTATGCAACAGCCCAGATTAAGTATCAGTGGGGTTCAAACCTAACGAAGTTCACTGGTATGGTTCTCCCAGGCGGTGTTCAGTTCAATGGCGAAAAGATTCAAGATGATGCTAAGGCAGAAATTGAAGCTCTAGAACAAGAAATGATGACATCATACACATTACCAGCTTACCACATGGTAGGATAAAGTGGCAACTAATTTTTATTTCAATAATTTTGGTAGTAGCCAAGAGCAAAACTTAATTGAAGATCTAGTAATAGAGTCAATTAAGATCTATGGCCATGAAGTTTGGTATTGCCCAAGAACTATTGATAATGAGGAAAAGATCTTCAAGGAAGATGAGCTAGCCTCTTTCAATAATGCATATTCCATTGAAATGTATATTAAGAATGTTGAAGGCTTTGAGGGCGAGGGGGACTTCCTATCTAAGTTTGGTCTACAAATTAGAGATAGGATTACATTTACTGTTGCAAGAAGAACATTTGCCGACGAGGTAACTGGTGGCACAAGACCTAAAGAAGGAGACATGATCTTCTTCCCACTAACCAGTAAAGGTTATGTTGTTAGATTTGTTGAGCACGAGGCAATCTTCTATCAAATGGGTTCCCTACAAACATTTGATATTGTTTGTGAACTATTTGAGTTCAATCAGGAAACATTTAATACTGGTGTCGATATTATTGACGACACATATAACGACCTCAGCTTTGCAATGGCTAATAATACACAGGTTGTTACCCAATTCAATATATCAACAATTGATAAGCAGGCTCAAAACGAAGAGTTTGAAACAAAGGGCGACGACATTCTTGACTTTACTGAAATCAACCCATTCTCAGAGGCTAATACCTACTAATGTTTGGCAACGAATTTTATCACGAAACAATTAGACGCTATGTCATTGTGTTTGGCACAATGTTCAATGATATGGTTGTTTGGAGAAGGAATACTGCTGGTGCAATTATCAAGCGTATCAAGGTACCCATTGCCTATGGTCCAAGAGCAAAGTTCTTATCTAGAATTCAACAGGACCCAAACCTAACAAAGCCTGATGCCATTAGTCTTCCAAGAATGAGCTTTCAGATTGCTGGCTATAATTATGATGTAACTAGAAAGCTTACAACCGTGGGCCAGATTAAGGGACCTGGTACTAGCGATACAGTTAATGGATCTGTATATAATCCTGTTCCATGGAACATAGATTTTGATTTATCAATCTATGTTTTAAATGCAGAAGATGGTACTCAGTTAATTGAACAAATCCTACCATACTTCACTCCAGAGTGGACAAACACAATGAAGCTGGTGGATGACCTTGATATTCGTATGGATGTTCCAGTTGTATTGAATACTATTACTACAGAAGATACCTATGAAGATTCCTATGAAAATAGAAGAACAATTATCCACACATTAAACTTTACAATGAAAGGCTACTTGTTTGGTCCAGTTAAGAATAAGGATATTATTAACGTAGCTAATACAAGAACATTTGTTCTTGACGGATTTGAAAGCGATATGGAAACCGCCAATAGTGGACCAAATGCTGTTACTGGGTTAACAATATCCAATGCTGGTAGCGGCTACGTTAATAACCAACTTGTCACGTTCTCAAATGGTACAAGCAATAGTACTGCCCGAATTACGACAAATGCAACAGGATCAATAACATCGCTAACAATCTTGACTGGGGGTCAGTTTGCAAATACATCAACAATTAGGACACAAATTGCAAACTCTACAGCTCCATCTAATGCAACCAACGGTAATACATCGTCAGGTACTGGAGCAGCATTTGTTGTAGCACTTGGTTCTGGACTATTCTTCACAACTACATCTGTCAGACCTGGTCTGCTAGCCAATGGCTCCCCAACTACAAATGCAGCACTATCAGTGCCTGTAGCCAATATTGCTTCAAATGATAACTGGGACTTTATTGTTACGGTTAATACCAACCCTGATTTTCCAGTAGATGATCCAACCAATGACCCAGATACTTAAACATAAAGAAACCATGAAAAGCGTCTCAAGCGCCCTTGATATGACACCACTTCCAGTTGCAGTGAAGGAAGAGGAGGAAGTTACTATGGACACATTACCTGATGAAACAGTTCAGGATGACTTTGATTATGCTAGAGATAATATGCGTCAGCTTATCCATAAGGGGCAAAACGCTCTAGATGGAATTCTGACAATTGCAAGTGGTAGTGAGCATCCAAGAGCATATGAAGTTGCTGCCGCTTTAATGAAGACAATGGCAGAAACAAACAAAGATCTCCTAGAGCTTCAAAGAACTAAAAAAGTCCTACAAAAGGAAGACCCAAAGGCACCTCAATTAGAGGGTCCTCAGAATGTAACAAACAACTTGTTTGTTGGGTCTACAGCCGAATTACAAAAGATGCTCAGAGACCAACAAGATGGCTATATCGAGAGCGATCAAAACTAAATCTTCCATTACTTCTTATAAGGGTAATCCTAAGCTCAAAGCTGCTAACTCTCCTATGGAATTTTCCAGGGAGCAGGTTGCAGAGTATATCAAGTGCTCTAAAGACCCAAAGTATTTTGTAAGAAACTACATTAAGATTATACACATTGATCGTGGATTAATTAATTTTGACATGTATGCATATCAAGATGATATTGTTGATACAGTCATGGATAACAGATTTGTCATATGTAAGATGCCTCGTCAGACTGGTAAGACTACTACAGTTGTTGGCATTATCCTCTGGTCAATTTTATTCAATCCAACATACAATGTTGCTATCCTTGCTAATAAGTTCCAGCAGGCTAGAGAAATCCTATCAAGAATCAAGCTTGCTTATGAGAACCTACCAAAGTGGCTTCAGCAAGGTATTGTTCCAGGTGGCTGGAATAAAGGTTCAATTGAACTAGAGAATGGATCAAAGGTCCTTGCATCAGCCACATCATCATCAGCTGTTCGTGGTGGATCATTCAACCTAATCTACCTTGATGAGTTTGCGTTCGTCCAGCCAAACTTACAAGAAGAGTTCTTTGCTTCTGTCTACCCCACAATTTCATCTGGTAAGACATCTAAGGTAATGATCACATCTACCCCAAATGGTATGGAGCTATTCTATAAGATTTGGGTTGATGCAGAGAATGGTAGAAATAGCTATAAGCCAGTAGCAGTCAATTGGTGGGATGTTCCAGGTAGAGATGATGCTTGGAAGCAGGAAACAATCAATAACACTTCAGCTGAGCAGTTTAGGCAGGAGCATGAATGCGAGTTTTTAGGTTCATCCAATACACTAATTAGTGGTGGTGCGCTACGAAGAATGACATTCCTACCTCCAATTGAAGAACATGGTGACCTAAAGATATACA